ACTCCAATTTCAATCGGAGTTACTGGATTTACAGTTAATTCTGGATTGACAACTTTCCCAACAATTCAAAGAAGGAACTTTAAGGATACATCCTTGAAGGGATTAAGATCCACTGGATCATTGAGAGTCTTTGGACTTCCATAATAAATCACTATAAATAGAGAAAAAAGTAGTTTAATTACAATGTCGGCAATTGTTACTGATCAATTTAGAATTCTAAATGCGAATAATTTTGTAGAATCAGTAGAATCTGATAACAATTCTTATTACGTTTTTATGGGTTTATCTAATCCAACAACAGTTGGTTATGGTAGATCTTCTGGTTGGCAGTCAAATACACCTTCACCTGTAGATAATTTTTCTTATAGGTCACACGTTGGTGATACTATGATGTTTGGTAAGAAAATATCTTCCGCAAATATTAGAAGAATTATAAGAAAGGTAGATTGGGTTTCTGGTAATAGATATGAAATTTATAGAGATGATTATAGTGTATCTAATCCAAGTCCAATAAATTCTGCTGCTAGATTATATGAAGCAAATTATTTTGTAATAAATTCTGATTTTAAAGTATATGCTTGTATTGATAATGGTGGAACAGGATCTAATCCAAAAGGTAGTATATCGCAAGATGAACCAACTTTTACGGATTTAGAACCAACAAAAGCAGGTAATAGTGGCGATGGATATATTTGGAAATATCTATTTACTATTTCACCTAGTGATATTATTAAGTTTGACTCAACCGAATATATAACAGTTCCTAATAGTTGGGGATCAAATACAGATTCTGGTATTAGGGCAGTTAGAGAAAATGGTGATTCTTCTGTAAATAATAATCAAATTAAGCATATCTTTATAGAAAAGGAAGGTGCTCAATATGCTAATGGATATGGACAAGAGGTTGATATAATTGGTGATGGAACTGGAGGAAAGGCTATAATTGACGTTGTTAATGGTAAGATAACTAATGCAACTGTTAGTTCTGGTGGTAAAGGATATAGTTATGGATTGGTTGACTTAGGAACTTTAAATAGCAATGTTTCTACTGTAAATAGAGCAAAATTAATTCCAGTCATTCCACCATCATTAGGTCATGGTTATGACATTTATACTGAGTTGGGAACTGATAGAGTTCTAATTTATGCAAGATTTGATGATTCTACTAAAGATTTTCCAACAGATTCAAAGTTTGCACAAGTTGGTGTTGTAAAAAATCCTACTAAAGTAGGAACTGCTGTTACATATACAGACAATACTTTCTCTTCATTGCAAGCAGTTAAGTTTGATACTATTACTGGTGCACCACAAATTGGTGAAGAAATTAAGCAAACTCTAACTGTAGCACCAAATAATGGAAAAATTGCTACTGCTTATGTTGCTTCTTATGATAAAGATACTAAAGTTCTAAAGTATTTTAGAGATAGATCTTTAAATTATACTACAACAGATGATCAGACTGATTATTCTGGTATATCAACTACTGGTAGAATATATGGATTTGAATCTGTAGCAACAGCAAATCAGATTAAAGGAAATACATCTGCTTTCTCTGGATCTGTTCATACTGCCTTTTCGGGAATATCGACAAATCCTACTGGAACAAAATTAATTAACTTAGGAGTAACCTTCAATGCAGGGTTATCTGATAGTGAGATAAATAAAGGATCAGGGGAAATAATCTACTTAGATAATAGACCTTTGATTGCTCGAAATTCTCGTCAAAAAGAAGACATTAAAATCATCCTGGAATTCTAAAGAAAAATGCCACAAAAGACTAACTTAAATATAAGTCCTTATTATGATGATTTTGATAAGGCAGACAATTTTTATAAAGTGCTGTTTAAACCTGGACATCCAGTTCAGGCAAGGGAATTAACAGGTTTACAATCTGTACTTCAAAATCAATTAGAATCCTTCGGAAGTCATATTTTCAAGGAAGGATCAATGGTCGTTCCTGGTAATATTGAGTATGATCCAACATATTTTGCTGCAAAAGTTAATCCAGATCATTTAGGTATAGATATATCCATATATTTGGATGCAATTGTCAATAATAATGGTGGTAAAGGAACAAGAGTTAAGGGGCAAAATTCCCAAATAGAAGCAACAATAAAGAATTATATTTTACCACCTGAAGAAGGTGTTGATGAGATTACTATATTTGTAAAGTATATTACATCAGGTACAAGTGGAGAGAGTGAAGCATTCCCTAATGGTGAAATATTAACTTTAGAAGAGAATGTAACTTATGGAAATACAACACTAACGGCAGGTGAGACAGTTTTAAGTTTAGTTCCTGAACTAGCAACAGCAACTGGATCTGCTTTTGGTGTTAATACTGGTGTATATTTTATTAGAGGAACTTTTGTAGATGTCTCTCAAGATACTATTGTTTTAGAACCTTATGATAATAAACCATCATATAGAGTTGGTTTTCAAGTTATAGAGGAGATTGTAAATGCAAATGATGATCCGTCCTTGTTTGATAATGCAAAAGGATTTACCAATTATGCTGCTCCAGGTGCTGATAGATTTAAAATATCAGTAAAATTAGCGAAAAAAGCATTATTAGACTTTGAAGATACTAACTTTGTTGAATTATTCAGAGTAAAGAATGGTGAAACTAAGAAATTACAGAATAGTTCTGTATATTCTGAAATTAAAAAATATTTTGCAAAAAGAACATTTGATGAATCTGGTAACTATGCGATAAAACCATTTACAGTTAATTTACAGAACTCATTAAATGATGAAGTAAGGACTACTGGTTTATTCACTGAAGGTCAAAAGACTGATGATGGTAATGATCCATCAGAAGATATGATGTGTGTTAAACTGTCTCCAGGTAAGGCATATGTTAAAGGATTCGATGTTTACTTACCAGGTACAACAGTTTTAGATGTAGAGAAACCAAGAGATACTAAAACTGTTAGAAATGCTTCTGTTTCTTATGAAATGGGAAGTTTATTAAAGATTAATAATGTAAATGGAACACCATTTATTAATATTGGTGGTGATGCTAATAATGTTGTAGGTTTATTTAAATATAGAAAAGAAACTAATACAGCACCAGGTGCTGCGATTGATAGGTGGAACTCACCTAGAAATGAAATTGGACAGGCTCGTGTCTATGCATTTAATACATCAGATGCACCATATACAGGTGCATCTACTGAATGGGATTTATATCTTTGGGATATTCAAACATATACAGCATTAACTATATCTAATTTAGATACCAATAATAAGGCTGGAACAAGAGTTCGTGGTTTAAGTAGCGGTGCTAGTGGATACTTAGCAAAAGATGCTGGATCTATTGTTTCTACAGAAATTTTAGTAACACAGACAACTGGAAATTTCGTTCCAGGTGAATCCTTAATATTCAATGAACAAACTACTGCTACAAACTCATCAATACTTCCAGATTCAGCATCTGCCAAAGGTATTAATGCATTTACTGTAGAGGATATTAAGTCAGTCTATCAAAATTCAAGTACTGCTTCTGGTGGTAGTATACCTGCAGCTGCAGTTTTCACTGCAGATTCTGTTCTTTATGACAGATTATTGCCTAATTTTGCACCTACTGATATTTTAGGAATTCTTGGTAATAACTCTAATGCGGCAACTGCAACTTGTCCACTAAGAAGATTTTCTGGAAAAGTTGGAATTAAATCAGAGACTATAATTTCATACCAAAGAGGTGATTATACTGATCCAGTATTTAATAGAGTATCTAATATTAGTGCTGATGGTACGACATTAACTCTATCTCAAGTCGAAGATGTTGCTGGTGTTTGTGAAGGTGATATTCCTATTGCTGGAGTATCTACTGAATCTACTTTCTTTATAAAGTCTCCAAAAATTACCAATTTAGAAAAATCTGGTCTTTTTAGTCCTCTGCCAAAGAGAAATGTATCTTCTGTAGATGTATCATCTGCTTCATTACAGATTAATCGTCAGATAACAGGACAGAATGCTAATAATAATGAAATTAGTATGAACAGTAGTGCAGGATTAAATGCAGGTGTTGGAATTAGTAGTGCATTCTTTGAACCATTTGATGTTGAAAGATATTCTATTGTTTATCAAGATGGTAGTGTTGAAACATTATCATCAGATCAAGTTACTATAACGAATAGTGGTAACGATATTAAGTTTACTGGATTAGATGCAGCAACTACTAATGCTACAGTTAATGTTACCTTAAGGAAAGTTGGTCTTGATAGTAAATCTAAGGATTATATTAGAAGTGAAAAAGTAACAATAGATAAAACTGCTGGCGTATCAACATCTGGCAATCTAACTCAAAGTGCTGTATATGGTGTTAGGGTTGAAGATAAAGAAATTTGTTTAAATGTACCTGATGTTGCAAAGGTTGTAGCAGTTTATGAATCTAAAGATTTAAATATACCAACCTTAGATAGATTAACCTTTGTTAGTGGATTGGGTCTTAATACAAATACTATTGTTGGTGAAAAAATATTAGGAAATGATAGTAGAGCTATTGGGCAAGTAGTCAATAGAGTATCTGATACTGAAGTTGAATTTGTATATTTAAATGCGAATAAGTTTAATAAAGGAGAACTTGCCACATTTAAAGAATCTAATATTGAAGCAGTAATACAAGTTTATACAAGTGGAAATTATACTGATAGAACAAATAATTATCGTTTAAATACTGGTCATGGAGCACAATATGCTGATTATTCTCGAATAGTTAGAAAAGCAAATGCAAGTGCATCTTCTAAGAAATTATTAGTTATCTTTGATAGGTATAAAATTGCTAGTGGTACTACTGGTGATTTATTTACTGCAAATTCTTATAATAAAGATAGATATACTTATGATGTTCCTTTCGTTCATGGTAATAGAGCAACTGATATACTAGACTTTAGACCAAGAGTAAAAACATATACTTATAGTGCAACTGGTGGATCTCCATTTGCATTTAAAAATAGAACAAATAATTTTGAAGAGACTATTCCATATGTTGTAGCACCTAATGAAAGTTCTATTGTTGGATATACTTATTATTTACCAAGAATTGATAAATTAGTAATTAATAAATTTGAAGAGGTTAAATTAATTAAAGGTGTTTCTGCAGATGATCCTACACCACCAACTGAACTTGGCGATTCTATGGAAGTTGCACAGATTTCACTTCCACCATATCTTTATGATCCTATTAAACAACCAAATATAAGATTGTATGATAATAGAAGATTTACCATGAGAGATATTGGTAATCTTGAAAAGAGACTCGTTAGTTTAGAAACATTTACATCACTTAGTGCATTAGAATTAGATACTAAGACATTATCAGTTAAAGATGCACAAGGTAATGATAGATTTAAGACTGGTTTTATTGTAAACAACTTTAAAAATAGAGATTTTATAGATTTTAATAGGGAAGATGGTTCTAGATGTGATGTTAATACTTCAAGTAAGGAGTTAATTAGTGCTGTTGATTTTTGGTCACTACGTGCTGAATTAGGATTAAATCCAGGTATTGATCCTGCTCAAGCAGATTTAAGTTCTAATCTTGATTTATTAGATCCAAATTGTAAAAAGACTGGTGATTTAATAACTTTAGATTATAATGAAGTTGATTGGATTGATCAACCACAGGCAACTCAAGTTGAAAATATTAACCCATTTAATGTGATTGTATTTGTTGGTGGTGTAATGTTAGATCCACCATCAGATAATTGGGTTAGAACAATCTATGTTGATGATTATAGAACAGAATCAAGTGGTGCAGAATGGGCACAAGTAGCAAATATAGTTAATCAAAATGTTAGTAACCTTACTAATAGTGTTGATAATGTTGATACTACTGTAACTAAAACACCAGCATATAGAAGACATGATTACGTTACAACCACTAATGTAACTACAACAACTACAACAACTACATCAACGACAGAAACAGAAACTGAATTTATTAATCAGTTAAATGGACCTTCAAGAGAATTTGACTATGTTGAAAGTGTTAAGGTTTCTGGTGAAACAGATCCATTTATGCGTTCTAGAAATGTTTATTTTGCTGCAAATGGATTAAAACCATTTACTAAGCATTATCAATATCTTGATAGTGGTACTCCTGATGTTTTCCCTAAATTGGTTGAAATATCAATGACAAATGGAGCATTTACAGTTTTTGAAAATGCAAAAATAGAACTTAATGGAACTCAAATAGGATATATTAGAGTTCAAAAACCAAATCATAAGTTTGGAGATACTAGTAGACCAGATATTGCTGCTGGACTTGGATCACCATCAGTTATTGTTGAAGAGTATTCAGTAGATCCTTTTGATAGAGATAGACCTTCACCATCTGAAACTTATTCTGCAACATCTAAAATATTTAATTGTGATGTTAGTGCTTTAGCAAATCAAGAACAATACTTTGGTTATATTGTTAAAAATGCAACTATTATTGGTGAAACAAGTGGTGCTGTAGCAACAGTTACAAGTGTTGATTTAAATTCTGATAATTGGGGTGATTTATTGGGAGCATTCTTCTTTAGAAATTCAAATGTAAATCCACAACCATCAGTATTATTCTTCTCTGGTACAAAAACATTTAGAGTTACAGCAGCACCTCCAGGAACACTTCAATTACCTGGTAGTACTGTATTTGCTAGTGATGCTTCTGGTGTATATTCTGGAAGTGGTACTATCTTAACTCAAGAGACTTCTACTGTTGGAGTTAGAAATCCACCCCCACCTGCACAAAAACCAAATGAATTTACAACAAGTGTAAATGTAAATGTAACAAATGCAATTACTAATGTTGATACATCAACTCAACTTGTTAAAGCACCACATAGAGATCCTCTTGCCCAATCATTCTTGGTTGATGAGAGTGGTGCTTTCTTAACATCATTTGATGTATATTTTGCTTCAAAAGATCCAAATGCTAAAGTATTTGTGGAACTTAGAACAGTTGAATTAGGAACACCAACTAGTTTCCTTGTTCAAGACTATGCACAAGTTGCATTGAATCCAAATAATATTAATGTATCTAATGATGCATCGGTTCCAACTACAATTAGATTCCCATCACCAGTTTATCTTGAACCAGGAACTGAATATGCTATTGTATTCTTATCACCAGGTTCTGATTTATATGAGATGTGGGTTGCCACGATGGGTCAGAAGACTGTTAAGAGTACAAATCTTCCTGATGTTCAAGATGTTGTTGTTTCTAAGCAATATATTGGTGGTAGTTTATTTAAATCACAAAATGGAACTATATGGACACCAAGCCAGTATCAAGATCTAACATTCAAATTGCGTAAAGCAGAATTTGTTCCATCTGGTACTGTAACCTTCTATAATAGTGATATTGGTGCAGGATATAATACTCAGGTATTATCAGACAATCCAATAAGAACTTTACCTAGAAAATTAAGAGTTAAACTCGCAGGTAGTGCAACTAATACTGCAGCTGCATTAGCAGTAGGTAGAAAAGTAAGTACTGATAATGGTATTGGTAATGCAACTTCTGCTGAAGATATTTCCATTACTGGAATAGTTGAAGCAAGGGGTGGTGCATTAGCATCTGCAACCTCATTTGAAATTGTTTCTCGTGGTGAAGGTTATAGTCTTACTCAAACTACTAGTATCCCACTTATATCTCTTACAGGCGATGGTTCAAGTTCTACAGCATCCGTTAGTTTAACTAATGGTGTAGTT